CCATCATCATGCAGTCCAGGAGGAGCTGCAATCTTATCGTTAATTCCAATGCTAACGTTTCTTTCGAGCGCTAACCACTGGTGGTAATGCTTGCGCATAATTTTGTCCCTATCGATGCTTTCCATCTTTGGGTACTTAATACGACCGGCTTGCAATTCGAACTGAAACTGGTTCGCCATTGCGTTCTTATAATTCTTGTGAGACGTTGGATCGGTCGTTGCAAATATTACACCAGCCACGGGAATCTTTAACCGCTTGAACATTTCCACGGAAGTGATACCCGCGTTACTATAGTCTACGCAACCGAAGTCACAAGGGAAAAGGCCAGTTTGCGGGTGAATGATTCCTGCAATCTCTTCAGTCATAGCAAGTGTTTCACCGCCCTGCCATTCGCGTGACCATACTCTTTCTTTAATACCTGCACCGCTATTGCGCCAAATAGAAAGAGCCGTAAAGTCTAAATCGTATTTACCTGGAATTAAGGTACCAGAGCTAGTATCTAATCCAAAGAAGTAATGTTCTCCAGGACGTCCTTGCATAAGAGGCTCATGTGTACCTACAAGAGTTTCAGGTTCATCCCCACGCAAGAACGAGTTGATATCGTCCATCCATACCATACCGTATTGCGTGTTGAATTCCATTTCGGTCATATCGCCGTCGTAATGGATCTCTGGATTCTTAGGGAACATTGCTGCCTTCAGAACCTTAGGCATGCGGTCTAATACTAGAGCAGGATATTTCTTAGTAACAAACGTCTCGTTCTCTTCCTCAACTTGTAGTTCTTTATAACCAGGTTTTAAGAGAATAGGCGAATGTGCCCAGTCGTGAACTAGGAAAGTATATTTGTCATCGGAGTAGCTTGAATAGAAATGATTCTTAAAGAGGGGGATACCAATCTTAATTAACTTAGCGATCTTCTTAGAACCTAACATCGGAATGATACGCTCCGACATAGAAGCGTTAGATACACGGTGAGCTTCGTCGACGACTACGACAGAAAAGTGCCAACCTTCCTGAAGCGACGTCTCAGCGGCAGACAGCGCAAGGATATTAGAGCCATTCTTAAAGATAATCTTATCGTTAGTAGTACGCTCCCAGTCTATTTGATCTTTGAGGGGAGAAGTGTATAGAAGTTTTTTAGTCTCTCCTATGATTCTAGTAGCCTGGTCGGCTCTAGGACCGAATACTCCTACGTCTAGCCCTGGGTTATCTTCGCACATCTTGACTAATCCGATAGAGACCGCGAATGTCTTTCCAGAACCGCGAGCGCCAAGGACGCCTAGATAGCTTACTCTAGGGTCACAGAGTTCTTTAATAATCTCTTCTTGGTTAATTTCTAGCTCTACATTCAAGAAGTTTTTTGCCCAGCGAACAGGATCATTCACCTGCAAAGTAAATTCTGTCGCCTTTGCAAGTAACTGCCTCCAAACTTCTTGTTGTATTTTATCCATTAGTGATGAAAAATATTAAAGCTACATCCTTCAAATTATGGTCTACCGGAATAGATCATAAGTAACGATGTGGCGGATAGTACTGCAGTAGAAACTACGATTGCTCCAGGGTTTGCACTAAACCACGTCTGGAGTGTTGTTGTAATGTTAGCGTCAATCGTAAAGGTTACTGCGTGTAATGCTTGATTGTTCATGTAACCCTCTAATAAGAACGAAGCCGGTGATATAGCGCACCGGCACGCTTTATTAAACGATTAGCGTCCGCCGAACTCTGAGCTGATTACGAGCGGATTAATGTTAGTGTCTGCTACTGCAGTCGTTGCAGGGATAGAAAGGGAGATTCTACCACCTGAAAGAGGTGCTGCCGGAGTAAACATCTTTGCTAACATAAAATTATCCGCATCTGGAGCAGGGTATGTTGCAAGTCCAGAACCCTGCGCAACTAACGGCCCATACTTAAGAGACGTAGTACCATCCGGCGCGATCTGCGTAATAGCTACCTGCTCTAAACTATCTGCAGGTGCTACCATAAGATGAGCCGCTGCTGGAACATAAACTACAGGACCAGTACCGTTTGCGCTCGGCGTAGTGAATAGACCTTCCGCCAAGTTTGCATTCATATCATTCGCAACTACTGTAGGTAGCGATGCTGACGACGTAGATCTAACATATAGACCATTATACAATGACATAATTTTTAAGCCTCCGTTTTATTTTTATCTGATTGACTAACGACGGCCCTTTGCCTAGCAAAACTTTACGCCGTCGGACATTACTTTTACTTATTAGTCGCCAATATCGCCGTTACGTCCGCCGAACTCTGCGCTCAAAACGTCATTATCGATATCTGCGTTCGTTATTGAAGTTGTTCCATGTACCATCGGTCCTGGAGCTCCTGCGCCCGGTGCCGGCCAAGGAATAGAAGGCCACGGCGTTGTAGGAGAGAATAGAAACGCTAGCAAGTAGTTATCCAGATCCGGTTCAGGATACGCAGGAAGAACCGCCGGAGATCTTCCATCGGGATGACTTAAGGATGATATAAGAACAGGAGTACCGTACTTGATACTGATAGTTCCTGCAGGAGTTGCTCCGCCTCCGCCTCCTGATGTAGAAGAGTCAACGACGCTAGCGCTTGAGATTGTAACTGATCCTGCAAGAGCCGCTAGTGATCCGATAACAGTGCCGGCATCTAAGGTAACGCTAGTCTGTGCGATAAGAGTTCCGCCGAATACATGCGGATCTGCTCCAGTTACCCCGAGCGTAGCTGAGCTACCAATGACCCAAAGTACGTTTTTAGGAGATGCTCCTCCGGTAAATAATACAGTTGCAGTACCGCCTGCGCCTGTTGTGAGTGTGCTTGCTGTATAGATAACAATGTTACCTGTACCGCTAAGCGTAAGAGTTCCCGGACCTGAAGTTGCTAATGTTGCAGCACCTGAGGCGAACTGATAGGCACCCGCAGTGAGTACTTGACCATCTAAGGCCGAAGGAATTGTAGTACCGCTAAGACCCAACGTTTGTCCCGCAGTAAACGCTGCCTGTGCTGCAGCCTTAGCAGCTGCTGCTACGCTATCCCCGTTGTGGATTGTTCCGTGAACTGTCCACGGCCCGGGCGTGATAGCTCCGGCGGGAGAAACATCTACGTCTCCCGTGATTACAGTAGCACCTACGTTAGTGATAGACGCCTGCGCCAGTAATGCATACTTATTATATCCCGGAAACGGTCCAGGTATAACTGGGTTATTTTCTGCTGCCTGATCAGCTCCCGCGATTTGAAGAATAGCTACATACTCATATCCCGCTGCAGGCGGCGTCATAGAGAGAGCACCTGCTGGGACGTATGTTACAGGTCCTAGTAACGTTTCGCTTGGCGTAGTGAAATATCCTTCTGTCCAGTTTACGTTCATATCTGGTACATCAGATGCTTTAACGATTAGACCATTATACAATGACATAATTGAGACCTCCGTGTTATTTTATGACCAATTAACTACGACGACCCCGTTGCCTAATTGATCCTACATGCGACAAATTGGGGTACGAATTTAATCTAATAGAACTTGTAGAGTGTAACTAGGCGCCGGATTTGTGTTATCGAAATGATGATAAACCCCTATATCATTATATCCTACAGGAGTTGCTAAGTCTGGAAACGTTCCAGGGAATCCTGTATTACGAAGCTCATTTCCTCCGAATGACGCAGTATTCAATGAGAAGTCATTGCCGCTTGGGTTGTTAAAAGGACTTGCGGTCATAGCTGCATCGTGCGGTCCTGCATTTACATTATGGTAATTACCTAAAGCGTTACTATAGTAGCCGTTATAATCGATGGTAGGCTGAGTAAGGTTAATAGCTGCCGTCGTAAAGTCTAACCCGTAGCCGCCATTATTCGCCATGATGTTATTCATTATGCTACAAACGGATATCGCGTCAACTGTTGTCATGCGAATAGCATCACGACCGCTACCGTAAATAGTACAGCCTATAATATTAGCCCCGACAGTTGAACAAAAAATTCCATCTGAAGCTGCTCCAGTGCAATTAGTTATTAAGCAATAAGTGATAGGGCCCGTATTAGTTGTATTGGATATTCCGGGGCAAGCCATATCGTGTACCCAACAACCAATAATAAATCCACCAGTAGAAGTTATTCCAGAAGTAGTACATCCAGTAACTTCTGAAGCGTATACGTAACCAGTAGTTCCTACAGATATTCCAGTTGCAAACCCCGATACAGTTACATTGGATATTTGCGCGTATGTGGTGGTAGCGTCAATTCCAATTAAACCGCCGGAGGTATTAGTAATGATTAAATTTTCAACGTATACGCCAGTACCGTTTAGCGTTAGTCCATTTATAGCGTTACTCCCCGTAGCAATCGTCGGACGCGCATTACCCATAGGTATGATCGCGTGGCTTGTAGAGTAACCGATGATACGAAGGCCGTTAGGTACGCTGGAGAAGACCGGGTTGCTTATACTGGCGCTAATGTTATAAGTTCCGTTATTTTGAACGTAAAGTTGCTGACCCGCTATACTGAAAACGAGTACACCTTGAGCAATTGTTAAAAGGCCTCCACCCATAAACCCCGTCATACCAGTAGCGCCTGCTGTTTCGCAACCTCTATCCATTGTCCACGTATTAGTACCTGTATTTACAGCGGTGATCCAGTAATAACCGACTGTGTAGTTTGTTCCACCCGTTATGTGTAGTACATTTCCAATGTCAGACGCGGCAACTGTATATCCGTGAATAATAACCGTTGTAGTGGTAGAATATGTACCGTATATAGTTACGCCATCGAAAGTTACATGGGCAGTAGCCTGCTGGCTATAATCAGTTCCTGCAGAGACAGTATTAAATCCGCCCCCGTTGGAATCGTTGCCACCGGTGCCCCAAACTTCCCATGCAATCGTTGCTGGTAATGCCATTTATGATACCAACTGAAAAAGGTCTGGATTATTCTCTACGAAGTCCGCAGCGATATATATCGTGGGACTATTTAAATCTTGATAAGGAACATCCTCTTGTGGCTGCTGGAGAATATCTCCAATAGATACGCCAGGTATTCCTGGATCGCCAACTACTTGGTACTGAGGCATTACGATGCTTCCTCTTGATATGAAATCACTTGAGACCCTGAAGCGGTTATCCCATAAACAGCTCCAGTATAATACACTGGAAGCGGATAACCCGCAACACCTACTAAGAATTGCCCCGTTGCGGATGATACTGCAGCACCGCCGAAGTATACGTTAGTAGTACCCATATTAACTAACACTAGACGCTTTCTATTAGCGTTTGCAGCAACAATTAACGTTGGCGTATTAGCGATCGTAACTTGGTTAGTATTAAGGACCCCCCCCGCACGAGTAATAGGCCATGCGTCTGCTGTGACATTAGGAAGACCTTGGTTAACTGTTCCAATAGTCCCGGAGCCTATTGGTAGCGCAGAGTTCGGGGATAGAGTTACAACTAAAGCAGTATTGGCTGTTGTTGCTGCAGTGGATCCCGGCAAGACGGTAGCTTTAGTAGAAGTACCGCTACCATCTAAGATTGAAGGAGAATTGAGTAAGTATATAGCAACAGGATCTACTGACTCAAGTATTGTAATAGTAGCAGTGCCGGGTATAGCCGTCAAAGCTCTGACACGAAAATTGGTACATCCCGCTACACTAGTTGTACATTCAAAATTAGCAGTGAAGCTAGAAGAATTATAGGCCACTCCTTTCTGATGGCCTCCATTCATGGACCAAGTTACGCCTCCGTCCATGCTAGACTCTAGCTGCAGAGTTCCTGACCATGAGCCCGTTGCTTGGACTGAAATAGTTGTTTTAGTGGAGACTACAAAAGATGCAGCGGATCCCGCGGTAGGCGTTCCAGTATATATAGCCTGACCGTTCGCGCCTACTGTGGTAACTGTAGCAAGATCTTGCGTTGTTACGTTCTGGGTCGCAGGAGCTACGTCAGATTCCGGAGTAACGACCCATGTACCTGATTGCGTAGCCGCAACGGTACCGCTAACGGGTTGAGTAGCTTGAAAGAATGTTCCAGTAACAGCTAATGCTGATTGGTTAGAAGCGATAGTGACTGGAACAGAAGCGGCCATCGTTGCCTGACCGTGAGTAAGCTCCGTAACTATAGACTGTATGCTGGTGTTAATCGTCGTCTGTAAAGCGGAAGTAGCTGCACCTGTAGGTAATGGTAACGCTGCCGCTGTGATAGCTAATGCTGATTGGTTAGAAGCGATAGTGACTGGAACGGATCCATTCATCGTTGCCTGACCTGGCGCTAAGTATCCTTCTATATTTGTTAACGCAGTATTTCCCGTCGTCTGTAACGCAGACGTGGCCGCTCCGGTTGGTAACGGTAACGCCGTCGCAGAAATAGGTACAGCTGATTGGTTAGAGGCAATAACGACGGGGAACGACGCCGTCATCGTTTTCTGCCCAAGGCTGACTGTAGTACCATTTACTTCATAAAGGTTTACAGACGCAAGTAATAGAGCAGGGTTTGGCTGAACGACGTTAACGGGCGTAATTTCACTAACATTCAATGTAATGTCTGATCCGATAAGCATATTACCGGACGCATCAACATTGAGCGGAACGATGCCGCCACCCAGGCTATCGGGCACTCTGCCATACATAACAGAGAGACATCTATCCCTTGTGGTTAGTTCATCAACGCTGTCGTAGAACGCCTTTAAGTCGTAGCTCACGATATTTCCTTACGCCTTGACTTCCTTTTCTGCATTAACCAGTTCGACAAGCATTTTTGCTGCGCCCTGTACTTCTAATGCTTGCTGGTACAACTTCTGCTTAGAGGTCTCATGCTCATTAATTTTAGCCTTGAGATCCTCTAACTCTTTAACTTTCGCGTTTAACTTCTCTTCTAGTGATGTCATGGTATCTTTCCTTTATGCGTGCTCTAAACCAATTTCTTCTATGATTTCACCTTTACGGTCGTAAATCTTGTCTAACTCGGTACGAACCGCATCCATCTGCGCCTCTATAGCTCTGGCAGCTTTATTATAACGTTGTTCCTCGGCACGCGCTATATTGACGTGCTTTTTAATTTTGTTTTGTTCCTCGGGAGTAAACCCTACAACAACCTTATCAAGCTCTGCTCTCAGGTTTGCTATAGACTTCTCGATGTTAGCGGAGGCATCATCAACACCTTTCTCCCAATCAGCGCGACCCTTAAAGAAGTTACGAAGAACTTCTCTCTTCTTAATAAGCTCTCTAATCTGGTCATCAATACTATTATACAGCGCTACACCCTGGGGAAGACCAATATCCTCTAGCTTTAGCTTAAGGGCGTCGTCAGCTTCTATATAAGGAACCGACGCAGTATGAAGTTGCTGCTGAAGCTCTTCCTTCTTTTTCTTCAGAGCATTCTCTTGTTCGGTAATTTTCGCTAACTCTTGCTTTTTTTCACGGTACATCGGAAGACCGTGTTCAACACGATAACGACTTGGTATCTTCTCCGCTGTATCCGATTTGTTAGATCTTCTAGCTGCTTCTGAGAATCTCTTAATAATCGCTTCCTTATACTGCTGGTCATCGATTATCTTTTCAGAATTCTCATCCTTATTAACTAAGGCCCTGCGAAGCTTCTTCTTTTCCTGCAGAAGCATTTCTTCCCGGTTGTCCTGGAGAAACTTTAGCCAGCGGACCCTTCTATCAAATTCTGCGGTAATCTTTCTAACAACGTTACCGATCAATTCTAGCGTTGGAAGGGTCTTAGAAACGATTTCGCCGGAGTCGTTATCGTACCCTTTAGCGTCTATCTGCTTAATGCTCCGATCAAAGATTTCTTTCGATAAACGGTTAGCGCGCTCTTTGGAAATACCTATATTGTACTTATCGCTAATATAGTTAGTAATTTCCGTCGGAAGATCTTTCCAAAGCATTCTTTGGTTTGTAATCCGCGCAAATTCTTCCGCGTACTCTTTAGCTCTTTTATCGACTTCTTCTTTAGGCATCGGTCCGTCTGCTTCAACGGATATTGCCATGTAATGATCTACTTCTTCAGGAGTCAAATCGAAGAAGTGACGCTCGCCGCCTACCTTCTTCTTAAATTGGTTAGCAAAGCCTGCATCGCTACTATTAGCTTCTCTGGTGACTTCCGCGCGCTGTTTCTTATTCCAGAGATAGGGTTTCTCTTTCAATTCATGGTACTTAAGATTCTTCAGCTGCCTTAAAATAGTTTTTGGTCTTTCTGGTATACGAGTATTAGGAACTATACTCTTACCTTCAAACTTTTTCTTACGAAGACTTAGCATCAGCTTAAGTTCACGTTGAGTCTTCCTCGACATATCTTCCATATGCTGATAGTCGCTGGCTAACTTTTCCGTATCTTTATACTGGTCAGAAAGTTGCTTAAGTTGTTGACGAAGATATGCTCTACCGAAAGAACCTCCTTCAGTAGGTCCCCGTCTCTTTGGTCCTTGCTCGAAGCTCTTACCACGCTGTTCCGGAGGTAGCTCTTCTCCAATACCTCTACCTAACCATACATTCTGTAGATGCTCTTTAGTCTTGAGATACTTCCTTTTCGCATTCTCAAGAGCTTCTAGCTTCTTGTTCTTTAATAGGCGGAAAGCTCTGACATCTTCTGACTTGGCCTCTTCCATCTCGAGCCACTTGGCGCGCGCTGCATCAAATTCATTAGATGCTTGTTGAAGAGTTGCGCCCGCTTCTTCAAAAGCTTTTTCAAGACGTTCGGCCTTGTCAAGGTCTGGAGGAATTAAACCCTTACCCTCGGGGATGTTAACGACAGGTTCTCCACCGCTAGACTCCGAGACGCCCTCTGGAAGATCGTCGTAGACTTGATCCATCCAAGGTTGCGGAAATCCTTTAGGCCATGTAATACCTGCAGAATGAGACCATGACTTGAGATCTGCTTCAAGATACAGCCCTTCGTCATCTGCGTCGTCGAGAGGAGTACCTTCTTCGATCTCTTCACGAGTCTCTTCGCGAGCATCTTCAGGACCTACATCAAGAGGATCAACGTCTGGCTTCTCCTCTTTGTCATACTGCGGCTTGTCCGGCTTCTCCGCCTCCGGAATAACTTCGTACGACTCCTTAAGTTGTGAAAATTCTTTTTCAGACAAGAAGGTGTGATAACGATCCGCTTCCACCCTAAGTACATCCCCTTCACCATAACCGGGTTCGTATGGTGCTACATACCCGGGAGCAATAAGAGTGCCAGAGTTAGTAACTGCCAGAGTAACACTTGTGCCTTCGCTAGCCACCACTGTACCCTGTACATAAATTACTACCCCTGGTCCTTTGTCTGGTCCCTCAGATGTATCAACGAAGTAGACCCTACTGCCTGGCTTAATTGTTTCTAAATCCACCTTACTTTAGTAGGTCCTCTAGAGCTTTGTCAGCGTCGCCACCGTGCATTGGTTCAGTACCACCTTCGCCTGCAAGAGGCATCGACTGGTCAACGTTCTCGGGCGACTCGTTGAGAAGTTCATCGAGCTTTGCTTCTTCATCACTCTTTGGCTTCTCTTCCTTCTCTTTCTTTTCCTTCTTGGGCATAACGTCTTCCGCAGGTCCTTTCTTACCCTTTCCAAGGTAATCAAGAATCCTGTCGAGCTCTTCAGGAGTGGTAGAGAAATATCTCTCAACTACCGCGGCGACCTTAACCCACTGGTCGGTAACGCTATCATAGGAAATACCATAATGTTCCGGAGCAGGGGTAAGTGCTGCGCAAAGAGTATTGTATTCTTCTAAAGGAATACCTGCAACTAAGAAAGTTTCACCACCAAGCCTACTAATCATAGCTGCATTACGAATGATGTTACCATCAGACGTCTTAGCCTTTCTCCAGTAGCTTATAACGAAGTTGTCCGCACCGCAGTGAGGACGACTAGAGGTAGAGTAGACGTATTCCCCAGAAGAGACAGGTGTAGCAGACGCTTCCTTATAGTTAGCGAATACGGTAGCAAGGAAGTCGTCAGAGAAGCGTACAGTGAGCTTACCCTCTCTATTAATAACTTCCCACCCATCCGCGATCTTGGTGTGGAGCGAAGAGTTAGAACGTGATCCAGTACCTTCTCCAGGTGCTGAAGCCATCGGATCAGACTGACCCTTGTACTCGTCAAACAGTTCTGTTACCTTTTCCTTCGCCTTATCGGGATTGGTATCAACGTAACTTTCAATTTGACGAAGTTGTTTGAGCATCTCGCTGAAGACGACGTCTGCGTCCTTAGCAGAAGCAAACTTCTTATAGAATTCTAGAACCTGGGGCTGCGTACCCTCCCATCCCAACTGTACTACCGCAGTACCGCTCTCGGGGTCCTCAAAAAACTCTGCTTTGATTCTACGAATCATTGATTCCGTTCCCTTACCAGGTGCAAACGGATCTACAACTTTGAAACCATGCTCTCTAGGTCCTTGTGTTATCGGGGCAGCAGGAGAGGCAGGCGCTGGTGCAGTAGGAACAGCGTTGTCTGCAATCGCTTGTCTGATCCAAGTAGGGACTAGATCAATCTTTTTAATCGGTCGGTTAGCCATTGGGAATCCCTCTTAGTATGCATCCTGTCTGTACACGGGCTTAGGTCCATCACCATTAGGGCAGCGTAAGAATGTCCAATAGCTCGCGGTGTCCTTCTCTTTACTCAACTGACCTTCTGACTTCGAAGATAGCTTGTAATGAAGACCATCGACTTCGATGACATCTCCTTCCTTAAGAGATGCAGGTAAGAAATCTTTCGGCAAGCGAACGACTTCCTGGAACCCAGTGTTGTTCGGAGACATCGGTGTTGCTTTCTTTGTGAGAGCAACGTTCTTCTTAACGTTCTCACCAGTGATCTCATTTGAAACAACTTTAGCTTCCTTTAGCATCGCTGACAAGTTTGCAAAGTCAGGGAGCTTCATGTTGTTACCACTAACACTAATCTTAAAAGGTACCAACTTGGTTTCCTTACCGTCGAGCACTTCTGCTTCAACAGTAATGTCACCTACACCTGACTCTGGCTCCCATGAAGATGAAGTGTTCTTCACCTTGATGTTACCAGTTCCGCGAGTCTTCCAGGCGTCTGTGAATGCAGATAGCGCTCTCTGGGTCACGCGGGACTTAAGTGTGTCATAATTCTTTTGCGTAGCTTCAGCAGCTAAGCGAGAAGTATCCGCGATCTTATCCTTCCATGCAAGATCATCTTCTGTGCCCGGAGGTAGCTCACGAGTCTCTGCCTTAACAACATAGCGAGCCTCTTCTATTGCATGAGCTTCAATGACCGCTGGTTCTGCAAACTCTCCAACAAAGTTTACATCTGCTGGCCACGAAACCGCTTCATCCTTTAACATTTCAGAGAGAAGTTGTTTCTTGTCTGCAGTATTGTACTCTTCTTTAGAGACAGCGCCGATAGCTTCAAGATCGCCGTAGGCTGCTGTGTGATAAACTTTTAGATATCGCGTGCCATCATCAACTACTTTGAAGCCATTCAGTGCAGCAGTGACTACAGAAGAGCTGGAGGCAATGGGCGCATCCTGCTTTAAGGTCGCATTCGTCAACGCATCCTTAACGTCCTTGGCAACAATATCCACTTCGGAGTTGTTAACATTGACAGGTACATTTGCAATTTTCTCTTGCGCACCATCAAGAAACGCCACCTGCGCGATAATCTTTCCAGAATAACTAGGGGTGCTTGACTCCTGGTTCTCTGAAATACTCAAATTGTCGATCTTTGTATTAAGGATCTTGGCGCCAGCAACTGCCCGAAGATGGGCAGAAAGCGACCGCTCAGCCTTGAATGCCAATCGCGCTTTTACTTCAGTTAGGCGAAAGTCGTCAGCTGAATCCTTGCGGCGAGCTGCGTCGACCGCTTTAAATTTTCCTTCTAGATTGTCCATGGCGTGATCCTCATCTTGCGACGACTTAACTCAAATTTGACGCTACTTCTATTAATTAAAGAAATGGATACCGCCTCTGTCGTTTGTTTCGGTGAGAAAAGAGTGTATAAGTATTATAGTAAGCGACAAAACGGGGGCGAATTGGATTCGACTACTTAAGTTTGTCGTCAGATGCTATCAGAGAATTTGTCGATGCTCTCTTCAAAACTCCGACAAAACACAAATGCAAACAAGCCTAATACGCTAGTTAGCGCAGCTGAAGCAATCGTTGAAGCCGCATTCGCACGCGACCTCGTCGTAGCTTAAGCTTATAAACCTTGGGTATTTTTTCTTGTTCTTGATCTCAAGGTAAGCAGAACAAGATGGTGGAAGGGAACGGGCACACCGTAAAAGCTTGTTCACCCTGCAGTAAGTCGCCCATACTTGACTGGGCACGATAGTATCATCTGCCGTCAATTTATTTAGCACCCGGGTTCAACTCCCGGCGCCTCCACCAATTTATGAATCTCTGTTGTATAGTTAATCCAGAATATACATGTAAAATGGTAGGATGTAGGGCGCCTATGTGCTTGGCGCACGCTATAGAAGCCTCAGTAAAATGGAGCACAGACGACGCACATCCATGTTACCGCTGTGAGAATTGCGCCAGGTCCACCAATTTATGACAGCGTGGGATCGATTTAGAAATATGAAATGGGATCGTGATTCTTTTTCAGTCGCTGACTACGAAGTGATCGATAACGACGATCTAGACGGAAAATGTTATGTAAAAGTAACGTGGAGATGCTTTTTCTGTGATGAGAGATTCGTTTCGTATGATCCTCCCATGGAACATAAGCAAGAGTGTCTCGCCTACCTAGTTAATAAAATATAATGAAACTGTGTTGCTCAGTCAAACGGGACCTAGTTTGCTGCAGATGTGGTCTAGTAAAGTGCAGTACGCACGGTAAAAAATTCGGTCCTTGGATGATTAGAGCTCGATGGCTTGAGGATGTTCCACACGAAGACAGTACATTGGTAAAGAAATGCTACTGTCAAAAATGTTATAAAGAGACAATGAAGGATGAATAGCCCTGACGATAAGTTTAAATATGATATCTGTAGAGTAGTTGGTCACGAAGTTGATGAGGACAACTACATTTGCCTTCGGTGTGACAAGAGTATCATCAAAGATGAGCTTGAGAAAAGACTTTCCACGCAGTTTCTCGGGAGAAAAATCACATCAGACCTTCCTTACCAGATAGAACTCGCAGCGACGGATATACTCTATAACGCAATATCGAATGGATCTATCACGGCATTTCGCAATATGCAAGTGAGAACATACACTGTTGGTCAGCATGAGATCACAGTAGACGTCATGCCTTGCTATGGACTCCACTTCGATTCGATCCACATCTCCTTTAATTATTTCTAATGAAAAATAATTCTGCAGCGAAGAGTAAAGTAGCGCACATCCTACACAAATGGTACTCTGGATATGACTTTGACAAGTGTCCTAACGGTCCTGAATGCGGTTTAATGAAGTCATGTAGAGACATTGCAGACAGAATTGTGAACACAATCCGCCAATTTGATTATGAAAATAAGTGAGACTAAAAAACTTTTACGAGATATGTGCCGTGCCATTGGTCACGAATGCGGAAAATACGGTAAGTGTACTCGTTGCCAAAAGAAACTTCCATGGGTCATCTGGGAAAGTATAGGAATGGTTATCCACAATACCCTAGGAGTAACCAGAATAAATTTCCCACCCTAATGTATTATTTGGTATGAATTGGGATATATTTCTAGCAGCTATGCGTGAAGAGAACGACCAGTTACCGGATATGACACCAGTACACATCGATCTCGGCATCAAAGCGTTTGTCTCGAAGTTATGTTGTCAAGTCAACCCGATAGCCATTATTTATAGAAAACAAGTATGTCAACAGTGTTTTGAAGCGTTACGCGCAGGTTATACGCACCCAAGCTGGGACTTAGGAGGCGGAAGTGTCTAATAACTTAGAGTGTTGTGTCGCCAAGCCTCGTATTATTTGTCGCGTCTGCAAGGGTGCAGCGTGTTCTAGACATTATATAATGTTTAAGAAAGCTCATCCGCAAGCAGGAATGCTTACTCCCTCCGGTCGTGAAATCTTTTTCTGTCCAGCTCAAGGTGGTAAAGGCGTTTCCTACTACTTTGAATTCGGGATTGTCATCCTTGACTCCCCGCAGGACATCTTAAATAATTACAACCCACCTCAAACTCCTCCCGAGTTCCGCACATAAGTCATTTACTTTTGTTGTTGTTCCCCTCCCCTCCGCTAAATTAAGCCGCAACCTTGTGGTTTTGGTTGTGCCTCACGCGATTTTTTGCTATCAATGGGCAGAAAGAATGCCACATTACATTACTTCGTAATGCAGCATCGGCCAATCTAATGGACAAAGACTACGTTTTGTCGCTGTCGCTTGCCCTATCTTTCGCTCGATCCAGGATATTGAATCTCTTAGTATGTAGATCTTTATAACTAACTGTAACGTTAGGTTTCACTTCGAACGTAGGTACTTGTAATCTACCCGTCCACGCAGTCCATACAGTTTTCTTACAACGAGTACACTGAGTATTACCTCTACTCATAGAATGGACAGGAATCTCTATCCACTCGTGACCCATTGTACGACAGATATCACGACGAATCTTCTTCGCCTGTGAAATATTTACTTTAGAGTCTGCCATGAATTACCATTATTAATTACCATCGAGTTAGTATTTGTATCCCAATATGTCGTTCCCACTGGGATATCTATACGAGCTGGAAGTGTTCCGATAAACTCTGGAGGAGAAACAAACGTAACATTTCCCTTTAGATACCACTTAACTTCTCGTTTATGACATCGAGAACACTTATCCCCGCCTCTAGTTATCCCATTCCACGGAATATATTCGTGACCAACTGCTTTACAAATACTACGCCTAATACTTTTCGAAGCCGA